TCCCTTGCGTATGATGCAGTACGGGAGCACGCTCTTGCCTCTATGTGGAGCGAAGCCCCGTCGTTGCGCAGTCAAATGCCAGCCGATTGGTGCGCTAGACCTCACCGCATCGACGTTCACATATACGACAAGTCTGGGGACAAACGACTGAGGTTAGCACATGTCGATAGCTACGACGCCGACCCAATCTTGGTTCCACCTAAGAACAGCAGCTATGCACCTGACTGCAAGGTCAAATACGACGACCTGCCCCCGCTGGCCAAAGCGTGGATGGACGACAACACCGAGCGTGCAGCCAAGTGTGAAGAGATATGGGCGCAGTTCGGCGTAGTACGACAGCAGCTGGCGGCGTTCATGCGTCAGCACTCGTCACTCAACTCAGCACTCAAAGAGATGCCTGAGATCGAACTCTATGTACCCGACGACTACATGAATCGTTACCGTGCCAAGGCTGCGCCGCGCACCAAAGCCGAAGCGCCGACTAACGTCGAAGAACTCAACATTGATCGTGACAGCCTAGCCGCTGCCGCCATCGCCCACCGCATGTCCCAATCAAACGCAGCATAGGAGACTACAAATGAGACAGTATGGAGAAGTTACAACCAAAGCCCGAGAGCGCGGCATTAACCCTCAGACGGTACACACCCGCATCCACAGTGGTATGAGCCTTGACGAAGCGTTAACCACACCGGTGCGCTCGTATAATTTAAAAATACGTAAGCGGAAAAAGTGGGCAGGAACAAATCCTAAAAGCCAACTGGTGTGGAACTACCTACTCAAGAACCGCACAGCACGCCCCGCGGAAGTTGCCAAGGCCACAGGCGTATCTAGTAGCCACGTCTACCGGTTGATGAATAGCATCGGCACCCCACGTGAAGTCTTTGAAGCTGAGGCTAAAGCTGCTAACGTGTCAACACCTCCACCGACAAAAGAACCAACCACGTACATTGAACATGCAGGGGTAGAGAACGCCATGAGATTAGCGGGTATGGCAACGACGACATCGCCTGAGGTTCAGCGTGAAGGCACGTGGACGTCTACGACTATCTTAGCGATTGTCGCTATCACAGCCATGATTGTGTGGGGGTAAGATGACTACACTACTCGACAAGTGGAAAGAGCTAGCCAAGATTGAAAACATGCGGATGCTTGAAACGCAGTGGGGAGGTCGCGCACCCAACTATGGGGTGGCACCGGGACCGGGAAATAGCACCGGCCTGCCTCGTATGTCCGAGATCAGTCGATCCAAGCCAGCGAAAGAACTACTGCGTCTGGCGCAGCAAGGCTACTCAGTTGCTGAGGCCGCACGGTTCACAGCTACACCGGTGGAAACCGTCATGCAGAGATGCGCACGGTATCAGATCAAATTCAAGGACAGCAGCTCAGGCAAAATAGCCAAGTAGGCACCCCGCCCCAGTCGGCGGTGGGCAACACAAAAACACCGACAGCGCGGCAAAGGTTTTTTTCTAGTTTGATCCTTTGGGCCTGAGGCCGCGCATTTTAACAGAGGAGAGGAAGCATGAAAAAGTACACAGTACTAAGAAGCTATTCGATAGATGAAGTACATCAAGTTGAAGCTGTCGACGAAGACAAAGCGATAGACGCTGTAATTAACGGCGACGAAGACACCTACGTCAAAAGCTACGATGGCGACTACTTCGGTGAAGTTACTGCCGAAGAGGGATGGGATTTATGAAGAGGGGAATGTATATAGTCGCATGGATGACACGCACCGAAGAACACGGTGACGTCGATCACTGGGAAGTCTTTTCCGACAAAACCATGGCTAACAACAAAGTATCGGCTTTAATGCACCCCGACGTTTACTGCTGGATTCAAGGCTGGTCGTACGACGGGAGTGAGCCACACTACATTGAAGGGGAGGAAGCATGAAGATAGCAACCGTTGACTCGTAAGCACATTAACGACCACAATAAAACAAAAGGGAGCAAGCCAATGTCGCTTAACGAAGTAAAAAACAATGTGGACGAGTTATTTCGGTTCGAGGCCAGTGAAAACCTTTCTGTCGAGGATAGTGCATACTATCTGATTGATGATGAGGCTTTTTATGTGCAAGTCTGCTTAGGAGGCACTTACGGTGGAGCAACATCATATATTGCGGGTCATCACCAGACTTTACCTGATGATTTTATAAATTCAACGCATGGCGAATTTAGTGAGCTTGAAGGAGCAATGAGAAAAATCATTAACTTAAAGGAGCAGACCAATGATTAAATCACGTTTAGAACACGGCTCGGCTTGCGACTTTATATCGCTCAATGACGCCGAGGCTGAATTGTATCATGGCGCTGGCTGGGCGATTGCCCACGTTGACGCCGACCAAATCACTAAACTCGTTTACCTCAACAGCTTTGAGTACGGGAAAGAGGAAATAAAAGCCAAGTCCGCAATCGACGAAGGGCTGAAGCACGGTAACGCATACTTTGGAATGTGCAGCACTTATACCTTCTGTGACCCGCGCAAAATGACGCTGGATGACCCGACATTGTTTGCACGGATTATGCGGCTGTCGGTAGAAGAGGAAATCGCCGAATGAAAATAGCAACCGTTGACCTAGAAACATACTGGGCTGTTGGTCACAGCCTTACCAAGATGTCGCCTATCGCATACTGTATGCACCCTGACACCGAGATCATCAGCTGCGCGTTCAAGTTTGGCAACGACCCTACTGTGGTCATATTCGGTGAGCAGGCAGTCAAAGACTACTGCACCAAGATCGACTGGTCACAGTATTGGGTTGTCGGTCACAACCTGTCGGGCTTCGACAGCATGATCCTGTCATGGCGTCTTGGCATCAAGCCGTTGTTCTGGGGCTGCACTCTGGCTATGGCTCGGCCTATCCACGCTAAGGACGTGGGCCTGTCGCTGGCCAAGCTGGTCGCTCACTACGAGCTGGGCGTCAAAGATAAAACAGTGCTGGACGACACCAAGGGTAGACGCTTAGTCGACTTCACTGACGACGAGATCAAAAAGATGCGGGTGTACAACGCCGCCGACGTTGACCAGTGCTACGGGTTATTAAGACGACTCATGCCGCAGACAAATGCCGCCGAACTCAAGCTGATCGACATGACCATCCGTATGCTTATCGAACCCCAGTTTGACGTTGACTACTACCTACTTGTTAACACGTTGGCAGATGAGGATGCACGCAAGGAAGCCGTTCTTTTGCAGCTGGGCCGCGTGCTTACTTCTACCACGTCGTTGCACGTAGCAAACCGTATCCATGGGGGCGAGTACGATACCTACGTTGATCTGGAAGAAAGCGAAGTGCTTGCACTACTGTCGTCATCGGCCAAGTTCCAAAAGCTCTTGAAATCTTTAGGCGTACCTGTGCCAATGAAAGTCTCCCCGTCCGACCCATTAAAACAAATACCAGCGCTGGCTAAGACCGATGAAGATTTTTTAGCACTACAAACGCACCCCAATCCACTCGTCGCCACCGCAGCAGCTGCCAGGCTCGACGCGAAGTCGACGATACTACAGACGCGCATCCAGTCTTTTCTCGACGCTGCCGGTGCGCACCCTGACGACAAGGTGCCGATTCCCCTGAGATACTACGGGGCAGACACGACAGGCCGTTGGTCTGGCTGGGGCTACAACCCTCAGAACCTGCCACGGGTAAACCCTAAAAGCCCCAAACCATCTGACGCTCTGCGAAAGTCGTTGGTGGCACCCCCCGGACATATGGTCGTCGTCGCCGACTTATCCGGTATTGAATTGCGAGTTAACCACTTCCTGTGGGACGTGTCATCCAGCACTAAACTGTTCCGTGCAGACCCCGGCGGTGCTGACCTTTATATCGACTTCGCTCGTCAGCTTTACGGTATTGGACCAGAAGTAGCTGACAAGGACTTCCCCAAGGACAAACGACAGGTCGGTAAGGTCGCACACCTAGGTCTGGGCTTTGGTGCTGGCCACCTCACGTTCCAGAAGGTTGCTAAACTCATGGGCGGTGTAGACATCACCGAGGACGAGAGCCGTGACATCGTCGATACATGGCGGTCTGCTTACCCCGAGATCGTCAAGGGCTGGAGAACATGCCACAAAGCACTAACCCCCATAATGAACGGCAACACAGGTAAAGCTGTTGACCCGTGGGGTATGGTGTTCCCGATAGCCGAAGGTCTGCAAACACCCAAGGGTGTGATCCGCTACCCTGACTTGCGCGAGGAAGACAACGAAGACCCCGACGACAACCGCAAGGAATTTTGGTACGGCACGGGTCGCCACAAGGCGCGTATCTACGCAGGTAAGATCGACGAAAACATTGTCCAACATCTTGCACGCTGTGTAATTGCGGACAACGCACTGGAGGTTCAGAAGGTGTTGGGTATCAACCCCGCGCTGATGGTACACGACGAACTCGTTTACGTGGTGCCAGAAGTAGATGCTAAAATGGTACTAGATGTAGTACAAGACATCATGCGTACACCCCCATGTTGGTGGCCCGAACTCATTACATGGTCAGAGGGTGATATAGCCGAAAGCTATGGTGAGGCAAAATAATGTGTTCACATGGTTGCACATGCGTTCATATG